TATTCCTTTCTCACAGATTGTCACTTCATGTAATTCTAACTTATCTATCTCATTATAAGTTCCCATATTATCTGAAGTCCTACTCTTCTTAGAAATTGCTTGCCCTCCTATACTAAATGACCTAAGTGTTCCTTTTCTTATGCCTCTTGAAATTTCCTTTGCCTTCTCTATGTCTTCTCGGAGTTTGATAACTACATAGAACCCAACATCATCTACACCTGTCTTATGTAAGATTCCGTTGTTATCTCGGTAGTTCTCTATCACCTCTCCTACTTGCACATTTGAATGGTTTGACATTACGTTCCTGAAACTTGATTCTCCCATGAATTTGTGGACTGCATCGTCTAGTGCTTCTAATGTAATTAAGTCGTTTTGCTTGTCAACAACTTCTATTGATGCATATCCCCCTATTACTAGCCCACTTGCTGATTTTATTATATCGAAAAACCCTTCTCCACTCTTCAATAGCATTCCTTGGGAGGCTAACACTCCACGAAAATCTAAAGTTTTACTATATGAAGGATTTGCTTATTCTGGAAACGGCAGTTCAGCAAACTTATCCTTAGTGATATCGCGTAAATCGTCATCTCCCTTGTTTGTAAGCATATCTTGTTTCTTTCCTGTCCATGCTAACCATGTTCTCTTCTCATTTACAGGAATGACTCTAAAGTGCATTCTAGTTCTGAATTTATTGCCATCCAAACGATATTCATGATAACCATCTTTCTGCATACCAAATTTCAATTCACCTTCATCAATGGTCTTACCCTCACCAGTAGACTTAGCAACCATAGCAGGGTATTTACCAGACTTACCGAATAAATCATAGATATCTTCTGACTTTTCCAATCTAATTGTCCAAGCATTAGTAGTATCTCCTAGACCTATGATGAAATCTAGATTACCATCCTCTCTCTGTTTTAATGTGTAACTTCCTGTATCTTCCTTCATTAGAATGCTTTCATCTGCTTTGAAAGTCATCTTACGAGAATCAAAGACTAACCCATGTTTACTCTGCTTCTGTAGCCATAGCAATAAGTTGTGTTCATTACTCTCAAAGATATCCTCAAATTCCTCTTCAAGATTCATTCTCACCCATTCTACTACCTCAGTAAACGGCATTGGTTTGTTTCCCTTCTGCATGATATAGTCCCTAATGCCATTTCTAAAGTCCTCTCTGACTTTCTTCAGCATATCTGTGAGTTGTTCCTTCCACAAGTCTATGTCATAGAGAGCATTCTTCTCCATCAACGTATCGCCCTCAAACCCATAGAGAGTGAAACCGTCCATGTTTTGCTTTAGGATTATTTCTGCTTCTCCATGTATGGTATCCGTAATATGGTATGATTTCTTGGTCTTCTTACCGTTTCTCTCCTTCAATCCGCTTCTAACCTTGAAAGCCCTCCCTACATCCCTAGCCAGTTCTGGTAATTCCGTAATCAAGGACAATGACTTCTTTGTCTTCTTGGATAGTTGCTCCAATGTCTCCAGTTTGTCAGGTAGTTCGACTTCAGGGATTTCAATCAATTTGGCAGAATACAGACTGTATCCGTCCTTCTTCTTCTTCACTTCATCCACCTTCACTCTTATGATTGACCCAACCTTCACTGATTGCTTGGTATTCAATGCCTTACCTACTGCCAAGTAGTCCAGTCCTTCCAATGAAACAGTATTCTTACCTTCTGCATCTTCTTCCATCAATGGACCAATACCCATTGTGTATGAATACAGATTGCTCTTTGTCTTGCTCTTATCTAAGACAATCACATCCAAATCAACGAATTTCTTCCATTTTATCCACTTGGGGTTCTTTCTGATTCCACGATAGTATGTGGATTCGATATCCTTAATCACGACTCCTTCTGAAGTAGGCAATTCCATGATTGCCTTTGAGTATTCTTCCACTTCACTCATAGAATCAGCAATTCTAGTATCCTTCTTAGAAGGAAAAGCCAAATGCTCTGAGGAATGTTCGCTATACTGGTAGAATAATATGTTGATTCTCTCTCTAAGGGTGTCATCTATGATGGATTTGTCATCATGTTTCATTATGTCAAAAACATGCGCTCTCAAGTCACCCTCCTTCTTTTTCTTGAATACATGGTTGACAGTATCTGCCCTATGTAGGGCCTCACCGTCTTTGAATAACAATAGTTCCGCATCTAGTATGCAATTCTGGAATGCCTTGTTCTTCATTGCCTTGACTTGGTCTGGGCATTTACTTGTGATATCCTTCTCATTGAAGGAGTATATCTTGATTTTATCCTTTATCTTGTGTATCTGTATTCTCATTCCGTCATACTTCTCTTGAACGATGTATTCCCCACTAAGACCCTTTATCTCCTTCATGTCATCAATTTCAAATATCCTATACATTGGCTTATTCGGGAGGATAAACCCCAACTTCTCATCCTCTGACTTCTCTTCCTTAGAGATATCCAAAGCAACGAGGTTCTTCCAATCCTCTTCCCCATAGTTCTCATTGAATAACTCCTTGAAATCCCTGTATAGTGTTTGGAACTTCGTCTTGAGTCTCTTTGTGTCCTTGTCATCACCATAGTGTTCTGAGATGTAGAGGGGAATGTCCTTTGGTTCCAAATCTAGACCCGGAACTCCCATAGTGATTTCATCTGGCTTGAAACCATGTTTGTCAAGTAGTTTGTCAGGTAGTGAGTTGGAGTGTGAACGTAGTGCGTAATGTATGAATGTAATGAATAACGAGTCATTCTCCAATAATGTATCTACGACTTTGTCTTCACCTATTTGCTTACCAAATGGGTCACTTACCTCTTCAGACTTGAATCTCATTTCCTTGATTGCCTTGTATAGTTTCTCAGCCTGTACGCTTTCAGGGTCCATAGTGTTATCATCAAATGGCAATTTGTCATCAATGAACTTCTTGAGTTCTCTTGCGAAATCATTCAAGGAATCAAACTGCTTACGAATGGACTTTACTGTCTCTCTCCATTTATCCCCATACTCAGCAGGGTCTTCCTTTGCGGAGAGGTATGAGAATCTGACTTTCTCAAAGAAGGTTAGAATGCGCTTGGTTAGGTGCTTGTCTTTCTTATCAAACATTAAACCGGAACGTGGCATTCATTTCAATCCCTATCAAGAAGTTCTTGTATTCTTTCTAAAAGCCCTTTAATGTCACCCTTATGATAACCTATAAAATTATTAGAGTATTCTATTTTATTAAAAGCCTCCTGTATAAGCCCTGCAAATTCATTCTTCAGTTCGTCCATATGATTAGAAGCCTTTACAACAGTGTTAGTATCTCCAGCAAAGGCTTCATTTGCATCTTTAGACATAGTGGCTTCTTCTGACTTTGCCTTTGGTCGCTTTACCTTGACTTCCTCACTTTCATCCTTTACCTCAAGGCCATTATTTTCTCCTAGTTCAACTAGGAGTTCCTTTGCCTTGGCAATAGCCTCTACTGCTAAATCCAACTTTCTTGTGTTTTTTCCGTAATCCATTTTATCACTTCAAATTTCCAGCCATCTTGTGAATATCATCCCAAGACATTTCCCCTACCCTATCGGTAGTAATACCACTCGTAGGTGTGTTTTCTATATGGGGTTTGGGGCTTTCATGCACTACCAACCCCGATTTCATGAGAAGGTTGTCCTTATTGTAGACTGCCTTCTCTAGAGACTTCACTCTATCCACTAGTTCTTTCATCAACATAACCATTTCGTTCTTTTCTTCGCTCATTCTAACACCCGATGTTTCATCTCTCTTATTTCTTTTCTAAGTATTTCTACTGCTTCTTCCACTTTATCTACAGCATGATAATCTATTATAGCCTCAGACTTCAACGTGTCTAATTTATGGTGAATGTTAAACAAATCGTCTACGATTTCATGTAAATTGTATGACCCACTACCCAGCAACTCTTTTGTTTTATCTACATCAGAAGATTTGTTTAATGTCGCATCTTCTTCTGGTCTAACTGTTCCGGCTTCTACAACTGCCGCACCAACAAGTCTAGCAATAGGTGTTTTTGCTACGGGATTTAATTTGAGTATGTCTTGCCAATTCATTGTATCACTCCTTTTTCTTAGGTGGGTATAATTCTTCTTGACTACGGATAGTTCCGCCCCTCATCCAATGTCTATGTTCTTTTAATTTGGCTTTATCCCTTTCAGAACCAGCCTCTTCTATTAATCGCACATTTTGTGAAACGTATTTTTCCCATTCTTCTAATGCAAGTTTCTTTATTTCATTTAATTTAGACATAACCTCACTTTCTTCATGTTCATCTTGAAGGAAAAGATATTGTCCAACAATACTTCTAAATTCGTTGAATGATTTATCAAACCTGTCAGGCCAAGCCGCCATTTCTGGTAATCTACCAGCCGCATCTTCTGCCCACATTCTCCTATATGCGGCATTTGAAGCATGATACTCTGCGGGTGTTTCATATTTGACTACATCTTGCCAACTCATTTCTTTTCCACCTTCTTTTGCTTAGGATATACTAGTTTTCGCATCTGTTCATACAACACTTCGTAGTCTTTACGCACCTCGGCGGCAGATGCAAGTATTTCTAGGTTCTTCTCCTCAAAGACTTCTATCTTTTTCTGGAGTCTACCGTCTTTCTTCATTTCTAGTGTCTTGAACTCATCTAATAGCGAAGATAACTTCGTCATGTCTTGACCGAAGAACTCAGAAGGTTGTGATGCTTGTAGTAGTTTCTTCAATTTCTTTCTCTTCTTGGAATCTACCTTTTCCAGAATTGAAGACTTGAGTATTTCTTGCCACATGATATCACCCCAATGCATTACTCAACATACCAATTGCACCCAGAACATCGTCTAAGGGACTATACCCATATCCAGCATTAGATTCCGATGTTGATTTAACTCCTTCGGATTTCATCTCCTGTAGAATAGATTCTAGACCCTTCAATGCAGTTTCTATTTTCTGTAGTAAATCTGGTGATAGAGGAGAGGCTTGATTTGCTTCAAACTTAGTATGTGCTTCTGGGTATTTTTCCCATCTTCCACTAAAATCCTTTCTATCAGAAAAAGGAGGGGGTTTTTCCGTCATTCAGAACCCCTCCTTTTACTACTTGTAAAGGGTTGTTTCCATTCTTTCCCAGTCTCTTCTTTGTATTGTTCTTTTGTTATCCATCTACCATTATATGGTACTTTAACAGGTTGTCCAGCCGTCCTTTCTCGTAGTTCCGCAACCTCCCTTTCTTTCACTTTTTTATCCCACATTTGTTCTTCTAACCAAGTTCCCATTGTGTCAAGTGTTTCTGGGTCTAGTTCCTGTAATCCTTCTATTGGTAAGTTCTTAAAATCATAATCCGTTCCAGCATCGGTATAAACACCATAATGCTGTGAGGCTCTCTCATAGCGTTGACTTTCTCTCTTCTCTTCGTTTCTTTCTAGAGCGTCAGTTAATTCCTTAATCCTTTTTTCTGCTTCTTCTTCAGTCTTGAAACGATGTATTTTCGGGTCATCCCCAACGCTTTGTCTCATGTCTTCTATCCAATCCTCAAGAGTGCCCAGTCTTTCTCTATTTCTCTGAGCCGACTCTTCTTGTCTTCTCTCTAAGTCCTCTACTCTGCTTGTTTCCTTAGACTCTAACAGAGTTCCCCAATTCTCTGGGTTCTCCAATATGGTCTTCACTCTTTCTGATAGAAGAGTAGCGAAGTGTTCATCTAAGGCGTAATAACTCATATTTTGGTCTTGTAGCATCTTACTAGATACCTTTACCTGTGGGCTTTTGTCACCCTCTTCTCTATTCTCATTGATGAACTTAGCAAGATATGCCAGTTTTCCGTAGAATATACCTAATTTGTCCTTTTCCTCACCATCTTCCATATTCCTGTAATTTCGCTCAGTCACATAGAGAAGGGATTGAATATGCTGACGAGAATCCTCACCAGTAATGTATTCTACATCGTCTTGAGGGTCATCACTCTCCAAGATTCTATTTAATTCTCGCATATCGTTAGTTAGACCCTTTATTTCTGAACCACCAGATTCTATCTTCGACCAAACACCCGATGTTTTTGCACTATATGCCTTTGGAACATGGATTCCCTTTTCCTTGAGTATTTCGGCAAGTATTCTCCATCCTTGCCTGTTATCACCATAGGTAGTATCATAGAGAAGTTGTCTTTCTTCACGTTTCAACCCAAGTTTAGCCAATTGGTGAGACTTGTATTCCTTTCCTCCTTTTTTGGTGACAGGAGGTTGCCAATTTTCCTTTATGCGCTTTATTGCATTGAGGTATGATTCTAATTTACCTCCTTTTAGATAGGATTGTATTAGTATTTTATATGCTGGTTCGTATTGGTCACCTCTTGCCTTAGCAGAAAGCATCTCTCGTAGAATAACGTGTTTAGGCTTACCAGCCAATGATGTAGAACGACCTTCTCCTTCCTTATTTTTATTTGCACTAGCCATTAATGTCTCTAACACACCTTGAAGTCTCTCTAATTCCTTTCCAGAATCTCCATGTTCTTTCCCCAAAATAGAAGTTTGTCTTTGCAAGGTTTTTATTTGTTTAATTAGGGTTCTATGGTGGTTCTTTACTCCCTCCCAAGTATCTTTTACTTCATCTAGAGAGATACCATGCTTATGCAAGTCTTTTCTGACTTGCTTCAACTGTTTCCCTTCTTCGTTTAACAAATATTTGAGTAGCCAATCATAATAGGATTTTTTTGTTATTTCTTTTGGAGCATCAGTTTTCTTTGGTGGAGTGTATCTGCCCTTCAAGGCTCTCAATTCCGCAAAACTGTCTACTATTTTAGTATATTTTCTGAGTTTTTGGAGTTTTCGGAAATTCTGTTTAGTGGTGTCCTTTCTTCGTAATCCACTTGTGGTTTTTTTGCTTCGTCTTTCTATAGCGTCCAACATTGTCTTGTCTATTACTTCTATTCTTCTGGCTTTATTATTCTCAAACCATGCTTCTAGTTTCTTGTATAAACTTCGACTACTAACAGTTTCTTTTACGATTTCTTCGGGAACCTTAGTTCCAACGTAGTCTTTTTTTGGTTTATAGTCAATCCCTGCTGGTAAATTCCTAGTGACTGTAAAGGTCACATCGTCCTTTTCTTCTCCACTGAAGACGAACCCTGTTCGCTTCTCCTGTAGTATTTTTTCTTTTTCTGTCATTTCATATTCAATGTATTCACTTATTGGGTTGTCCCTAGGACCAATTTTTCTGTTTCGTTCAGGCTTACCCCATTCTTGTTCTTTATGCTTACCTTTCCATTTAGGGTCAGTCAACTTTTTCTCTTCAGATGCAATCCATGAGTCAAGAAAATTCGTCTTTGTTTTTCGGTATTGTTTAGATTTTTCCAGAGTTTCTGCTTGAATTTTTTTCTTCTTCTCTAGAGCCGCTTTATTTTCTGGTGCATCCATTTCTGACATTTCTGAAAAATGTAGTTGTAGTTCCGCTATCTTATTTCTATAGAATTCCTCACCTTTAGGATAACGAGCAAGTTCTTTCTCCGCTATTTCCATTCGTCTTGCTATTTCCTTATCCACTTTCTCCTTATCTGCGGAGGCTGGAGGTTTTGCTTTAGGAAAACGAGTCTTTGCGTCTTTTGTGGGAATGTGAGCAGTAGGAGTCCATTCCTTCATCTTTCCTGTTTCCTTATCTTTTTTCGGGTCGAAAATACTGGGTTTCTTTAGAATACTAAAGAAATCAGATGTCATTTTTCTCACTCAATAAAAAGGTATGTTCTCGGACACGTTCTTCTTCTTCCGAGGGTTTACTCCAACGTCAGGAACCTCTGTAGGGGCTACCCTTTTTTCCTCAGTCTTCTGAGGAATACCCAAAGTGTAGTCCTTATTGATGGTAACATTGTCATTTACCGATTTTCTTTCTTCCATTGTTGCTCGCTTGAGTTCTGCTCTTAACTCTTTCACGCCCTTTTTTTCTTCACTCATTTTTGTGCCTCCATATTTTGCTTTTCTTACTCATTTGTAGGAATTTCTGTAACTGCTTGTCTGTTTCTGCGTTTAATTTGTCAATCTCTTCTTTCCATTTTCTAGCACTTTCAAGAAGGTCACTCATGGAATCCTTCCTTCTGTTCTCTTGTCCACATTCTTATTCCCTGCCTTTTCTGGTAGTCCTGTTAGTCTCTTATCTGGTCCAACACTCATCCTCGGTTTGGCTCTAGCGGCAGGTGGGTTCTCTTGAGGTTTTCCTTCATCTTCACCTTCTTTACCTTTGACTTTAGCAGGCATTCCCTCTTCCTCTAAGGATGTGTTTCTTTGTCCATCCTCCATCATTTGTCCTAGATGTGATTGGTCTATGTTTGTTCCAGCGTATGGGTCTGCTTCAAAATCTCCACCGCCTCCTCCTTCTCCACCCATAGAACCAGCACCCGGACCCTTACCTCCTTCTGGTTGTTCCTTGGTGTAAATGAAATTACCCTTATCATCCATTTCAACATCAAAACCAAGATTTTTGATTTGCCCTGCAATACCAACTTCAATTTCCCTAAGTCTCTTCTCAGCAACTTGGTCTTCTTCCTCAGATGGTGGTAGTTTGAGTTCCCAATCCGTAATACCAAACTGTTCAGTCACGAATGGGAACACATAATTGTTCCAAATAGTCTGAGCCATCTCTACTGCTCTGTTTGTGACGAGTATCTGTAATCCCTCGTTATTCAGCCCACCACTAGTAGAT